ATTGCTTTAAATTTGTATTTAAAGAACCAAGTTCGTTTGCAAGTTTTTCAAGATTACTTATAGATGCTGGCTCTGGTGTCAGTTGAGGATCGCTAAGTACAACTGGCCCTGGTGCGTTAGGACTTCGTGCTTGAACAAAGCTAGAGACAGGTGCAGCTTGAGGTCTTAATGCTGGTTCGTTTATCGACAGTTCTTGAAATGGAGTGGAGGCAGCACCCATACTTGGTCCACCTATTGAACGTCTTGATGTTTTCTTAGTTAACGATGGCTTCATAGTTATCCTCTGGTATATCCACCAGCCCTAGTGTAAGTAAAGCCAGCACTATTGATTGCACTTGCAGTATTTAAGCCAGTAGTAGCACCTCCTAATCCAGCACTTAATATTCCCGCAAAACCAGGGCCACGAACTTTTCCTCTCTTCATTGGTTTTAGTGGATCTAAGTACGTTCTTTCTAAGTATGGTTGCTGACTTGCAATACGACTAGCTCTTTCTACTCCTGCCCCTCTCTTTTGTTCTTGTATCTGCTTACCTGTGAAGGCTAAGTTTTGTGATGTCGCATAATCAAAGACCGCTTGCTCTCGCCTTGCGTCTGCAATTAAGTTTTGAATTGAGTTACCGAAACGACCTGCTGCAAGTATCTCACCTTTAGCTTCCATAGCTTCTAATGCTGCTCCTCTTTTGGCTTGTCCTGCTGCTTCTTGCTCTTGCATTAACTGTAGATTTAATTGTGCAATATCACTTTCGTATGCTTCATTTGCAAGGTATTCATTCTGTGCCATCAGATCTTCTTGCATCTGTCTTTGTTGTTCTTCTCCTGTTCTATTTGCATCAGTTTGCAGCACAGAGTATTCATACTGCTGCTCTGCCTGCATGTTTTCAAAATCTATCTGTGCGTTCTGTGCTCTAGTCGCTGCTTGCTGCTGCATTATCTGGAGGCCAGCAGACATGACCCCCATAATTATGCTGACTGGTTCACACATAATTAGATCCTCACGAACTCATAAAACAGACGACTCTCTGGCCCATATTCTGAGTGCTTTTTAATGAATGTAAATCCCATCCATTGAAGCCATCTGACATGAACTTTGTTTCTAGCATCTACTACATTAAATAATACAGGATACTCCTGAATAATCTTGCCTAGTTCTACTTTAGATCTTCTTAGAAATGTACGCTTGTCACTTGGATCATCCAACATTGACTGACAACCCAACATCCATATACGACCAGATGTCTCTGATTCAGGTACAACACCCCACATACCCATTGGGTGTCCATGCCTGCTAACCATAGTCATACAGGGGTTACTCTTAAAGAAACAGTAGAACAGACTAGCGACAGGTGTTAGTCCTGACTGTGCCCTGATCTCAGCTATATCCTCATCTCTCATGTTCTCACCAATAATTCTAATATCTTCTAACTCTGTACGTCGTTGATAAGCTACTTCCTTTTCGCTCTCGTATGATAGAACCCTTCCCATTCGGCTGATTGGAATCGACAAGGTAGTGGACTTGTAGAGGATATAACTATCTTAGTATCTATATTGCTTGTCATCACAGGTACACGGAAAGATCCTGTAAGAACTGAAGGATCTCCGATAAGTGGAGGAGCTTCACCAACGATGACTCCGTTGTATGGATAAGTGTTTGTGTCTCTACTTGCAGGAGTAACCTTTAACTCAAAGGCTGACGACTCATCAAAGATTACAGTCCATGTTCTCATCTGTAGTTTCGGCCCTGCTGCTAATGCAACACCACCACCTTGCGGCTGTTCTTTTATATATGGAGTACTGAACTCGTAAGTCATAGTGTATCTTTCACCGATAAAGAAGCGTGGTGTTTTCCCTCCTACTACTGTCTTTAAATCTCCAAGAACTGTGATTGTGTTAGATGTTTGAGAGAGTGGTTCGATAACTTGTCCATGTCTTAGGAGAGTGTTACCTGCCTCGTATCTTCCTACTACAATCATGTCTGCCCCAGTGTTGATAGGGTAAGGAAGAGTGATGACAGTCTCTACGCCTAAAGCACCAGCGTTGTTAAGACTTGTCGATGTAACTTCTGCTTCAGTAATTTTCCTGTCTAGCAATATTTCTATCTCTGTTCCTGCGTCTACTTGCTCAGGTCTTAGTGATACTTTCTCTAGGTAAGTTCCTGATTGAGATGAAGATCCATCCTCATCATATTCAGTAATGACATAGAGATCACTACCTTTAATTGCAGCACCTATTATTTTCTTTGCACCGCTAACTTCCCAGTAAGACCAAGCTGATTGAAGTTTTGTATCTTCTTCAAAGAAGAACTTGTAAAGATAAATTCTCTTAGGTTGGTCAAGACTAAGCATTGCAACAGCATCTTCTGCAACAGCAGAGACAAGGCTACATAAGTTTGTCGGTATATATCTAGGGATACTGGATGTTACATCTTCTGATAAAGGTACTGATCCACTGGAGTCAGGTAAGAAGAACTCTCTTAGTCCACTGAAGTTTCCTTTAGGTACAGGGAAATATGTATTACGACCAACAGCTATCGGATCAACAGATGTATCCATGTCAAAGGAAGTCATCTGTGTAATGGTGGCTGTCTTAGGTGTTAAAGCAGAACCTACGTTTAGTCCTGCATCTAATCTGAATTGAGAGTTCCTACTAAATAAGAGAAGGGTGTTAGCAAAGGCGACAGTAGATAGAAGAATGTTAATAGAGTTACCACCGCAACTAAGATCTACTGGATCACTGTCCACCATAGTCTGAACAGTTTCAGGCCAGAAGCGTCCATAGTCATCACTAGCAGAAAGGATGACATTCTCGTTGGATAGCATTATCAACCTATTCCTAAACAGGTTTAGATTATTTATTGTGTTGCCTACAAATGTAGGATCTAACGCTGTCTTCTTATCACCAGCTATACGACCTGACCATGTAGTTCCATAGATTGCATTACCACTGGTGCTTTGGCTTTGCCCTGCTGTATAAGTAAATGTATTTGCAGTGGCTGCTCTAATAGAAAAGACACCAGCAGTTCCTGCACCAGAAGAAGGTCTAACAAATAAAAGCGTTCCACTATCTAGTCCGTGATCTGTTTTAGTAACAGTAACTGTTGTCCCTGATTGTGCGTAAGTAACAGAAGTTTCTTGCTTTATATATTTTTGAAAAGTAAAAGTACCATTTGAATTTCTAATTAATACATGAGGCATTGTTGCCTCGTCAAATCTATATTGTATCCCTGGTGCTACTGTCTCTCTCCATACTCCATCACCATATTCTCCAAGGGTTGCATAGTCTTTATTGACTGTAAACTTTACATAGTAGTCGTCATACCTAGTGGCTTGAGAGCCTTGTACTTTAACAATAAACCCTTCATATCCCTTGATAGGTAAGTCATCTAAATCATCGACAACACCTTTAATTGCTTTAGTTCCTTCTCCTGTTTTGTCATCCTTACTTGTAACTTCATAATCACTTCCATCATCTTTCTTGATATGGATTATGTAGTCATCGTTGTTAACTGTGTACCCACTAATTGTATTTAATTGATCTGCAAGTTCGTCTGCAATATCAACTGTTGATAGTTTCTTTTGTGGTATGACAGTGCAATTACCAGAGTTATTACTTGAATCGTTCTGTGTCCCTGCTGTGTAATAGAACTGGTTAGCACTAGCAGAAGTCACTTCGTAAGTACCAGCTATTCCACCAGACGCAGTAGCAAAAGTAATTTTAATCTTGTCGCCTGTTACTAATCCATGTGCAGTTGCGTTAACCAAAACGCTGGAACTGTTAGCTGCTTGAGAGTAGGAACATTCAATCTGTTCTCCACCAGCAGGAGGTGTTGTATATGTTTTGGTTGTACCTCCTAGCGTAACGCTGTACTCAGTGTCATAGTTTGCAACCTTAATGAACACCATTGCTGTGGGATCAGTAATTGTTGCTGGTGACAAGTCAGTGGACATAGCCACTTCCTTTTCTTTGTTAACAATGAATGTGTAGTCAGCAATAGATGCAACTCTGAAATGCTCTGAAGGATGACCAGTTACATCTAAGTAACTAACTCCGTCTGGTGTCGCAGGAGTAACAAGTGTTCCGTCTAAGTTTGCTACCTTGATCGCACCATCTTGAATGATGACGATGTAATTAATAGCGTCAGTCCTTGACACCATGTGAATAAATGGTCGGACTGTTGATTTGTTCTCAGTAAATAAACGAGCAACATTATTTAGTGGTGGCCTCTTCTTCAGTCCTTCGACTGGACTCGACATACAATTAACTACTTCCTCTGCTTGTGATGCCAGCCTCAAGGCAGGCGGTTGCTGACTAACCCCATTAATAAGGTTCGGGATTGCAGAAGTAATTAAAGGCATGACTATCTAAGAACAGTACGACTTGGGTTGTAAGTCTGGAATACTCCTGTGTGATTAGGATTACCTCTAATCATATTGTGATCTCCTGCATTAGTTTCTTCTTCTAAGAATTGTGCCCTTGCTTCTGCTTCTGCTGTGATATTTATCT